GTTTTGCTGTTTTGAGCAAAAAAAAGGAGGACATAAGCCCTCCTAATTAACCAACAATTAACCAACAATATTAAAAATCTAAATCGTCCTCCTCGATAGTCTCTTCGACTACTTCGTTATTTATAGGCTCAGCCTTTGTTAAATACGTCTTTAAGTAAGCCTCCAAATTATTGAATGCCTCGTCCGCTAAGTCTGCCTCCGACTCGCTTAATGACTTGTCAAACTCAAAGCCTGGCGTCGTATATTTAACAGCTCCCTTTTTGCCGTCAATTGCTTTGGCTACGACAACCCATTCGTCTGTTAACCTGGATCGAGTCTTCGCAGTAAAATCTCCGTAAGATTGGCACGCTGCTCCCTTAAGTTGTAAGTTAGCGATTGATCCGTCTTCGAGCATACAATAAACGCTCTTAACATAATGACCTCCGGCAGCCTTAATTTTTTCCTTAATGTCTTTATATAATCCCTTAGCGATTTCGTTTCCTTTAAATGGTTTGACAGTCATTTCGTCACGTGAGATAAATTTTACCTCATTGGAATTGATTTGACTAGAGCTTGCGTCGTTCCAACCTTTTACCGTGTGCAATTCGTCAAGGACTAAAAATTTAAAAGGTAACTGGATTGAGACGTTTGCCGAAGTTTCACGATCGTAAAAGCTAAAACACTTGTCATTTGATTTCCACTCAATAAATTTAGTTGAGGGATTTGTTTGTGGTTGAGAAAACGCTTGTTTTCTGTTTGAAATTGTACTCATAATTTTATTTATTTATGGTCTGAAATTAAGATGCTCAAACCTTGCATCGGTATTATGATAACGCTAAATTATATAATTTTTTTTAATTAACAAAATTTTTCTGTATAAATTATTAACTCTCTCTGAATTAATACCTCTTTTATAATAAAAATTCATTACTCTTTTGATCCTGGTTAGTTCGCTTTGCTTACTCATAAACCGCCTCCAAATCTAAATAACGATAACTATTCGTGAACTTGCCCCAGCTAACTAAAACCGGCAGCGCTTGAGTTCGTTTTGGATTTTGAAACTCGTTGCCTATTTCGACAATCACTCCGATTTTATCGGTTGGATTGTGCTTGTCGATTTCCATTGCGAAAACGCTTGTCTCTTTTAGTTTTACTTTTTGTCCTATTTTCATAATATTAAAATTTTAGTGATATTGAATTTTTGCGAGGTGTTGTTCCCAATTTGGGAACGTCGTTACCATACGCGTCGATAATTGGTTGCTTTTGTGCGAGCTTTAATAGTTCAACCCTTGCATCCAGGTCGGCTTTTAATTGGCAATAAATCGGATCTTCGTTATAATTTATTGTATCGCCTCCGTTTGTTGGAATAAACTCAACTCCATAATACTTTAATTTTTCAAATGGTAAGTATTTTCTCATCTCTGAGTCGGCTGAATTGATTACCTCCTTTAAACGGCAAATATTCGCCATAAATTGGTGCTTGTCAACATGTCCGTTTTCGATTACATTGTCAACCATTCTTTTACCGGTTAAGATTGCATCTTTTTTAGTGAAACTTGGCTCGTACATTGTTACGAATTGCTCCGAATTTTCTAAGAATAAATTTGAACTTGCTCCCATTCAGTTAATTTTTTGATAAGCGTTAGACATTTTTTCGTTATTTGAGTAGTGGACTGATTGGATTGTCTTACGCATCCATTTGTCGAATTTTTTAATTTGTTTTAATTTCTGATCCATTTTTTTAAGATTTTTTCAATTGTTAATTTAATTTCGTTTTCTGACTCGATTGGGATTAACCTTTTTATTATTTTGGTTTGAGTTCCCTCTTTAAATTTGGACTTGCGCCCAGCGTTTCTTTTATTCATTCTCTTCAATTAAATTTAAAATATTACTAAGAGTCATTTCAATATCAAAAAATATACAAATTGAACTTGCCTCGCTAATTGTTAAGGCGAAAACGCTTTGATTTTCTGATAAGCTCAATTGAATTTTTTCAGCTGAGGTTGGAAATTGCTTTTTTACAATTTCTAATTTTTCTAAGTATTCCGGTTTAAGTCTGTCTAGTAAATTCATAATTTATAATAATAATTGATTAGTCTGTCCTGTATTGAAATTATTTTTTTTGCCTTGTTTAAGTTGTCGTTTAAATTTAAACCTAGCGAAACCATTTTAATATGATTTTGAAACTTAAGCTCTGCATTCTCAATCATTTTTAAAACCGCAATTTTTTTTCTGTGTTCGTGAATTAGTCTTTTAGTATCCATATCTTAAAATTATTTGAATTAAAAAATAACTCGCTGCGATTACGCAAAAGCTGTAATAAAATTTTTTTGTTTTCATAGTTTAAATATTTGTTTGTTAATAATAGAGCAAAGATATAATCTATTTTTAATTAAAAGCCCTTTAATTAAACTTTAACATAATATTAACATAGTTGAATTATACGCAATCGGGTATAATTATACGTATTTATTCGAATTTATACGCAAAAGGGTATAAAAAAACCACTTAAAAAAGTGGCTTTGATTTGCTTAGGTCTGTGACGTCTCCAGTTAAGCGAATAAATTTAATCTTTTATTAAGGTAGTATAAAATTAAAGCTAATAATATAAGCCAAAGCCACCAAAGTTGAGTAATTATTGAAATCTCTTTTTGTATTTCTTTGACGTTTGTTTTCGCTTGCGTGGTTGCCTTAATATTTTCTTTATGACTACTTTGTACAATGACGTTTTTTAGTGTCTTATTTAGGCTGTTTTCACGTCTGTGACGTATTTTAGCATTAAGATAGGAGGTTTTTTTGCCCTCGTTATCGATAATGACAAGCGCTTTTGTACTATCAATTGGCTCAATACAAAAATCGTTAACGACTTTCTCGATATTATAAGCCGTATTTGTAACGATTTTAGTAGTGTCGGAGATCAAAATTTCGCCTTTTGTTGTGATTTCAGTATTACTTTTGTTTACTTTACGAGTTCCACACCCCACAAATAACAATATAATAAGGATAAAACTAACTTTTTTAAATTTATTTTCCATTATAACTGAATTATCGGATTTTATTTTCTACTATTCTAAGGTTATTGACCTCATAATCGCCATTTTTTTCCACTAAAATATGAGCAAAGCCATTATTCCAACTGTTAAAGGGCATATATTCCGGCTGCAATCCGCACAAACAACCAACGCTCCAGGTTGTTGTTACGTTTCCACTTAAGGAAACCTCTGTATGTTCGGACGTTCTATGGTGATGCCCTATTATTGAGCTTTCCTTTGCTTTCATATACAATCCTCGGGCCGGATTAACCGGAGGCGCAAACCCGCTAAAAAATTCGTGTCCGTGAAGTAGTGGCAATTTACCCGCTTTGGCTATTTGCTTACTTTTTACCTCTTGAACGCCAGCCTCTCCAAATCTTAAGATCGTTGAAAGTTCAAAATCCGGTATTCCTAAAAGTTCTGGCGCTTGTAACTTTAAAAAGTTTTGCCAACGATCCTCATGGTTTCCAATTTTGTAATAAATTGGAGCTTGGAAGTGATCCTGTAAATTCTTTAAAAAGTTTCGAGTCATTTCTAACTCGTCGGCTATATTCCTGAGACGTCTGTCTTTAATAAAACGGCTTAACATATACATGTCGATAGTATCTCCGTTTAAATAAACACAATCGACTTTCTCGCTTTTACCATAATCAATCGCTAATTTTAGAGCGTCGTTGTTTTGATAGGGAAAATGAATGTCGCTTAAAAATAAAATGTTTTTGTTTGGGACAATTACTTCGCTTTGTTTTTCATAGTCCGACTCTGGTAACTCAAAATTTTTAATCATAAATTGTTTTTTTTCCTTAGTTGTTCTCTCCGATGTTGTTTGTTTTACATTCCTATTTAGTTCGCCTCGATGCGATCTTACGATACCTCGAGCGCTCTCTACACTATTAAAGTCAATTGGATAATCCGCAACCAATAAACGACTAATTGCGTTCGTGGATGCGTGTGGAAATTTAAGTAAATATTCTCTAACAATTTCACCCTTATAAGTTACATTCATATATTTGGATAAGTTATTCCGCTTTCAAATATAGTGATTTTTTTATCAATCAAATTTTTTAATTTTCTCCAATCATAATTAAACGCTTTTTGAAAATGTGGAGCGTCTTTAAAAGTTTTCCAATCGCCTCCCCATTCCCAACCTTTTGACTTAAAAAAAGAAACTACAAATTGCCAATTTTTATCATTTTCCCAACTTGCACTCTCAAAAGTTCCGTCTGCGTTTTTATCGTACAATAAAACAATATCAAAAGCAAGTCCGTAATTATGAATTGATTGCCAGCTGTCGGCATTTGTTACCTTTGGCCTTTGTAAAAATAATTTTCTTTGCTCTTCCGGACTTCTAAATACGTAAGCAAAACGCAATCTAACATTTTTCGGTAGTTTGTTATTACATTCTATATAAGAATTTAATAATTCTTTTTTAATTTTTGGATGCGCCTGGTTTATTCGTTCAATCGTTAGTTTGTCCTCCATTGTTTTTGTTTTTTTCCATTAAATACCAACGGCGTAAAGTATATCCGGAGGCTAATATAAAAGCGACTATTTTCATTGTAGAGTCAACGTCTGCGAATGATATTGCGTAAAAAGTTCCGGTCAATAAAGACGGTTTTAAATCTAAAAAGTATTGTTTCATTTTTTTAATCGTTCAACTATATTTGTAATTCCCTCGATACCTATGTAAGCCGTCGCAATAATAACCCAATCGGATGAGGTTAATGTTTGAGTAAATAAACCTCCGCAAGCTACTAAAAAAACTAATAACTTTCGTGAAATCCATTTGCTTAAAATTAAATCAAATTGCTCCTTACTCATTTTCTACTAAATAACCCATTTGCTCGAAAGCTAATTTTGAGTAAAGCTCAGCGCTAACTAAATTTTGCTCTTCGCCCACTTGCAATTCAACTGAAAACGTACCTTGTTGAACGTCGCTAAAAATTGCTCCGGCGCCGTCTTTAAATGCCTCTTTACTCGCGTAGGTTGTAGCTGCAATTTCCAACGTTATTCCGTTAGCTCTCGCTCCATATTCCAAACGAACATAAACACTTGGCAACTCAATTTCTGTACCCTTAATTAAAATCTTTTTTTCTGCCGTAGCACTTACTAATAATCCCATTTTATTATTTATTTATATTGATGTTATTGTTTCCCACGCTGAGGCTCCTCGAACGCATAATTTATTTAAAGTTGTATCGAAAACCACTAATCCCGTTGCCGGTGATGCTATTGCATTTTTTTG